GACCAGAAATAGCTTCAGCCAACTACCAGCAAGAGCCCATAGACATCAAGGGTAGATTATACAATGAATTTAAAACTTATGTTGATTTACCAAAAGAAAAAATTATTAAAATATCTGCCTATTGTGATACAGCTGACACTGGAGATGATTTTCTATGTAATATTATTTATGCTGATTGCAAGGATAGTGCTTATATTTTAGATGTTATCTATACAAAAGAAGCTATGGAAATAACTGAGCCACTTGTTGCAGAAGCATATAAAAAGTTTAATGTAAATGTTGCAGATATAGAAAGCAACAATGGTGGTAGAGCATTTGCAAGGAACATAGAAAGAATTACAAGAGATAAAGGAAACTATAAGACAGTTGTTAAATGGTTCCATCAATCTGGAAATAAAATAGCAAGAATATTATCAAATAGTGCTTGGGTAAATAATAATATCTATATGCCTATAGATTGGAAAAATAAATGGAGTGAATTTGCAAAAGATATTATTTCTTATCAGAAGGAAGGAAAAAATAAGCATGATGATGGACCTGATGCTTTAACTGGTGTTGCTGAGAAATGTAATAAAATATCAGGATTATCTTTTGATTAAGGAGTTAACAATGTGGGAATGGATAAAAAAACTATTTAAAAAGCCAAAGGTGGAAAATATGGAGATTAGAAAACTTGAATATTTAATAAGTCAATGGCTTTCTTCAAAAACTAGAGTGGACCAGGTGAATGGAGAAAGATATTATAAAGGTAGTCATGATATATTAAGTAAAAAAAGAAAAGCAATAGTTGAAGGTGGTAGATTAGAAGATATTGATAACTTAGTTAATTCTAAACTTGTTGATAACCAATATTCAAAAATGGTTGACCAAAAAGTTAATTATTTTTTGGCTAAAAAACCAACTTTTATTTGTAAAAATGAAGATGTTTTAAAATTATTTGGTAATAAGTTTCTAAGAACTTTAAGAAATTTAGGAGAAGATAGCTTAAATGGTGGTATAGGTTGGATATATCCATATTTTAACGAAAAAGGTGAATTACAATTTAGAAAATTTGAACCTTCTGAAATATTACCAATATGGAAAGATAATAATAAAGATGAATTAGAATTAGTTATAAGATTATATGAAGTCTTAGAGTTTCAACATAATAGTTTGGTTCCAGTTAAAAAAGTAGAAGTTTACTCAGGAAATGGGGTAGACTTTTTTATTTGGAATGGAAGTTTAAAACCTTTAGGACATTCAGATTATATAGCTATAGGAGAAGAAACATACAACTGGGGAAAAGTTCCATTAATTCCTTTTAGAAGTAATAACTTAGAGCAGCCTTTGATATGCAGAGTTAAATGCTTACAAGATGCATTGAATGAGATAATTTCTAAATTTCAAGATAATATGATGGAAGATGCAGGAAGTTCTATTTTAATCTTAACTAACTATGATGGAGAGAATTTAGGAGAGTTTAGAAGAAACTTAGCAACATATAGAGCAGTAAAAGTTACAAATACTGATGGTGGAAAAGGTGGACTTGAATCACTTCAAATAGAAGTTAATTCTGAGAACTATGCTTTAATAATAAAATTACTTAAAAAAGCAATAATAGAAAATGCAAGAGGCTTTGATGCTAAAGATGAAAGACTTGGAAACAATCCTAATGAGATGAATATTCAATCTATGTACAGTGATATAGATTTAGATGCTAATCAAATGGAAGTAGAATTTCAAGCATCTTTTGAAGAGTTAATGTGGTTTATAAATAAAGCTTTAAACATTAATGAAACTCTTGATGTAATATTTAATAGAGATGTTTTAGTTAATGAATCTGAAACAATTAATAATTGTAAGTCTAGTGTGGGTATCATATCTCAAAAAACTATAATAACTCAACATCCTTGGGTTAAAAATGTTGATGAAGAAATAAAACAACTTGAAAAAGAAAATAAAGAATTAGATCCTTATCCTGGAGATTTTGGAACTAAAAAAGTTCCTGATTTAAATGAGTAATTACTGGACTAGGAGATTTGAAGAAGAAGAAAAACAAAGAAATATATTAAATAAAGCTTATGCTAAAGAAATAGAAAAACAATATAAAATAGCAGAAAATAAAATAAAAAGTGATATTGAAAAATGGTACATTAGAATAGCTGATAATAATCAAATATCCTTAGCAGATGCTAAAAAGTTACTAACTAAAGATGAATTAAAAGAATTCAAATGGACCTTAGCAGAGTATACTCAAAAAGCTAAAAGTGGAGCATGGAAAAAAGAACTTGAAAATGCTTCTGCTAGAATACATATTCAAAGATTGGAAGCTTTACAACTTCAAGTTCAAAATAGCATTGAAACTTTAAGAAATAAAGAAAATGAGATGTTAGAAGATTATTTAATAAAGAATTATGAAGATACTTATTATCATTCATTGTATGAGATTTCAAAAGGATTGAATCTTAAAACAAGTTTTGCTACTTTAGATAAAAATAAGATTAATCAAGTCATAGGAAAACCTTGGTTAAAAGATGGGAAAACTTTTTCAGATAGGATTTGGCAAGACAAAGAACAATTAGTAAATACATTGAGAACTAAAATTACTCAATCTTTTATAACTGGTAGTACATTAGATGAAGCTGTTGAAGATATATCTAAATTTGTTTCTGATAAGATAAAAAACAAAGAGTATGTTGCAAGGAGATTACTAGAAACAGAATCTGCCGCTTATGCTTCAAAAGCACAAATAGAAGCTTTCAAAAGTATAGATGTTGAGAAATATGAAATAGTAGCAACATTGGATTTACATACTTCTGAAATCTGTCAAGAAATGGATGGAAAGGTTTTTAATATATCGGACCAGGAAATAGGAGTAACAGTGCCCCCTTTTCATTCACATTGTAGAACAGTTATAGCTCCATACTTTGATGATGAGCCCACAAGAGCATCAAGAGATGAAAATGGAGAATATAAAGAAGTTAAATACATGAACTATAAAGAATGGAAAGACCAATATATTAAAAAATCTCATACACAAGTAAGTAATAAAAATAATCTTGAAAGCAAAAATAAATCTGATATAATTAAATTGAGAAGTGCTGAGATAGACAAAGAAATAAAAGAGAATGTTTTAAAAGATGTTAAACATAAAGGAGGACTTTTACCAAATGCAAAACAAATTTTAAAAAACACAGGTTTAGATGAGAGTATAAAAATTACTACTTTAAATGGTGCAAGAGGTGAAACAAATTTTAAGGAAATTCTAACACAAAAAAAAGGAATAACTATCAACAAATTTAATGAAATATGCTTAGATTTTGATGATAAGAGAAAAATAGCTTACAGAGAGAAAACTCTTTTTCATGAATCTTACCATGCTATGTTAAATGATAAAAAAATGGATTTGAGAAGAATCCTAGAAAGTGATTGGCTACAAATTGAAGAAACATTTGCAGAAACATCAGCACATTATTTATCTCAATTAGTTGGGATAAAAGAAAAAATGTCTTTATCATATTCTAAAGATATTGTTGAAGTTTTACCAAGATTAAAGAAATTTAGAAAATTTAAAGACTGTAAGACTATTTCTGATTTTGGAAGAATAGTATATTATGAGAGATATAAAGGGAAAAATGCTATATGGGGCCCTATTAGGGATATAATTTTTCAAAAAGAACTGGATGTTTTAGAGTATGGAAAACAATATCTTGATTATATTGAAAAAAATCAAAGTAAAATTTTTACAATGTATTATCGTAATGTTTTTGATTTAAACCCAAACTTAAAAAAAGAAAAAATTCAAAAATTATTAAATAAAGGATTAAAAGCAATGAAAGAAAAAGATGATATTCGCGATTTTGATAATTCTGAAAGATATTCTTTTGATATTATTTTATCTAGTGTGATGAGATTAAAGGGGGTTAAATAATGATACTTTTATTACCTGAGGATTTAATTGATAAAAAAAATTATGATGAAGTTTATGAACTTCTTGACTCGGCATGTATAGGAATTAATATTCATTATACAGATGAAGACGGAAATAAAACAAGTTTAAAAGAAGTT